AAAACTTTTTGACCAAATTTCAGAATGTTTATTTATTTTTACGAACAAAGTTTATCGTTTCTCTAAAACTACAGAACTAAAAAATCGTTAAAACGACCCCTCTCAAAAACTTTTTGACCAAATCCTAAAATGTTTATTTTTTTACAAATGACAGTTTGTATATTAAATTAGCGACGGTTTATTTTGACGAGTGTATTTGATTTTTCAATTTCTTCTTTACGATCCAATAATTTTTTAAAATTGGCATCTAGACTGTGGTACCCTGGATTCAATTTGATGTCTGCCGTGCTACAAGTTAAAAATTTATCGTACAATTCCCAGTCTTTTTTATGTTTATTTTTTTCTTTCAAATCTTGTATTATTTTTTTTAAATCGTCTTCATCTTTAATTTTATACAATTTGTTTAAGTTCCAATTGAGTTCGTTTTGTTTTTTTTTAGTGGTCGTAGGAGTGGGAGAATCATTTTTACGTTTGAGCGGGGTTCTAGCCAATTGATTAAGCGTCTCGTCTAGTTCGGCCTGTAGATGGGTTTTTTCTCGTTCGCATTCTTTGTTATCGTTATCGATTTTCTTTACAGTATCTTGGAGAGCGTCAATCTCTTTTTTTAACTGAACAATCTCATTTTCCAGAGCGGCCATTTTACCCTCCCTCAAAAGCAGAGTGTGTTCCGTTTCATCGAGAGCTTTTTCGTGTTGATCGTTAATGTTTACAATTTTGTCGGTCAACTGTTTAATTTTAGACTGTAAATGTTCAATGTTTTTTTTGTGTTGTTCGTTATTTTCCTGAATGTTTGAAAAATATTCATTATACGATTTTGTGTTTGCGTCGCTAGCCAGAGTTAATTGATGTATTAAGTCTTTATAAGTTACGTTGTGCTCGTTTTTTATCGCTTCCAGATCCATCTGGTGCTCCTCTTTGATTTGAATCAACTCTTGACACTTGTCTAAATATGAAGCCTGATGCAATTGTGATTCGTGAGTTTTATCGTATAACTGTTTAGATACAGAATAGGCTTGTTGTTTGAGTGTATTGATTTGTTCTTTTAGGGAGACAATTTCGTTTTGTAATTGCTCATTTTTGAGCTCGACCTGTTCGTACTCCTCGTCGGTGTGACCGCTGAACCGCGATTCGAAGTTGGCGAAGGTTGTGTGCATTTTGTCCAATTCATCCTGTCGTTCCTTTTCAAACTTGTCTAGGGTGTCTCTAAATGTCTCGTTGTCGCATTTGAGTGTGGCGTTTTCGTCTACGGCGGCGTTCAACGCGTCATTCAACTGCTCGACGTGTTCTTTTAACTCGTTGTTTTCGTAAATTAACTTGGCGCACTTGGCCCTCTCGTCTTCCAGCGTGGTGTTTGTGTGTTGTAATTGTACTTTGATTTGTGTCATGTTTGTCTCAATGTTTTGTAATTGTGTGTCGTAAGCATTTTTAACGCTGTCCAATTCGGCGTACTTGTTTTGTATGACCCTATTCAGATATTCGATGCACTGAACGTCCGTGCCGAACGGCTCGTTGTTGAATAGTCTGAGAAGACACTCTCTGAGTTGCGTCACGAATCGAACGTAATCTGTCGTATCTAATCGCCAAACGGTTCGAAACGTGTCCTCGTGCAGCTTATTAACATACTTATCATACTGTTGCCGGACACTGTTCATTAGCATAATGGCGTCGTCTCCGTCGTCGAATCGCCTCGAAAAATCCTTGATAACGTCCGCAATAACATTATAATCCCAACCGTCCGATATGATTCGATTTAATTGCCTAGCGACGCTAATGGGAGTTAAATTATCCACTGTTTTATCTGTATTGATAATGCTACTGTTATCTCTGTAATTGTAATTGTAGGTGGTTTCCTTTACGTTGTTGTTTTTGAGCGCCAGTATCAATAGATTAGTGATCGATAGGTGCGATAACTTCTTGAGAGACGGATCGTAGGCAAATATAATGTCTTGCAAATGAGCGTCGTTACCATACGGTTTGGAACCGTGAGAAGCGATAGTTTTGATTAGATTGTTGACTGTGTGCGGGGTGATATCGACACCTCTGTATCGAGTAATCATGATGATCGACGGGCAGTCTGTGTTGAGAATAACTCGTCTAAAATACGAGAAGCGATATTTATACATTTTTTTAACGGGAACCGATTGTCAGTTTTATTTCAAGACTGCATGCACCCTGTACTCGTACAAGCTGTGCTACACGGACCACCGCTTTAGATCCTGCCGCTCGGGATGCGAGACGCACAAGACGATGGTGGTGACGGGCTACAAAGAGCGGGAGTGTGACCGCATACACGTAATAAAAATGGAGCGTAGCAAATGTGCCGACGAAAAGTTTCTGTTGGACGATTTTTGCAACGACGTTAACAGAGTCCAGATGCAGCTCAACATTCACGAGGGTGATTACGTCCGCTTTGAGAAAGGCGTCGAGGTGAACGAGCACGGTTGCGCGTCCGGGACGCTGTCCGACATGAGTCTGGTTCCCGTCGAGTCGCTGACGCAACCGATCGAGCTGGTGGTGGCGTGTTTCGACCTCGAGACGTACACGAACGGACTGAGGTTTACGGACCCGGCGATCGACCCCATCATTAGCATTTCTCTGGTGGTGCGCGGCCCGCAAGGCACTAAGAAAATGTGCATCGTCAATACGAACCGTAGAAATGTGAATTTTGACGATGTCGGCGAAGAGGTGTCCGTGTTCGCCATGCTGGACGAGCGCAGCGCGATTGAGAAATTTTACGAACTGCTGTGGCGCTCCAACCCGGACGAGGTGCTGGACTACAACGGCGACAGTTTCGATATACCGTTTTTGATGAGACGGGCCGAGATTTTGGGTGTGGGAGAGGATGTGTTGCGCCGATACGACCTGCCGCCCACCAAGATCAAATGGACCAACATCCGGTCAAAGTACGGCTACGACACGAGAGCGCACTCGCTTGACTACTACAATCACACGGACATACTGCAATACGTGAAGGGCTCCATGGACCATTCAAAAATTGAGAATTTGAAACTGGAGACTGTGGCCAAATACTATTTGGGCGTGGGAAAATTGGATATGAATGTGCGAGAAATGATCAAGCTGTACGAAAGGGGCGAAATGGCCAAGATTGTGGAGTACAATGTACGCGACTCTGTGCTGCCGGTGAATATATTTTTGAAATGTCAGGTGGCGAACAAGCTGTACGCGGACGCGGCTCTGATGAATCTGTGTCGCGACGATTACATGAAGACCATATCGCACAAGATTAATTTGGCTCTGTTTGACCGCGCCCTGAAAAACACTCTGAACGATAGCGCAGATAGTTATTTTTTCAACAAGTTTGATTTGAATAAAATGTGTAAAAAGATCGATGACGGCAACGACGAGGTGGATTTGACCAAGCTGGCGAGGTGCCGCGTGCCCGAACACCATATACCGAAAGATGCTGTAAAATTGTGCCCCCTCAAGTGCGCCATAAATTACACGGGCGGCAAGGTGCTGGCCCCTAAACCCGGCTACTACGAACTGTTGTTTACCCTAGACTTTTCGCAGTTGTACACGAGCATAATGATTGCCGAGACGGCGTGTCTGTCTAATCTGTTTTTCGGCACAGACGGATACCTGTACTTGCAAAAGAATGACAATGCGATCACGACTAAATTCCTGAGAGAGATGGCCACCAAGCGCGCCGAATGGAAAGCGGACATGAAAAAAAACGCCAACAATCCGTTCATGTACAGCTTGTACGACTCGTGGCAGAATGCAGCCAAGCTAATTTGCAACAGCCAGTACGGTTGGTTCGGTATGTACTGCAAGGCGCTGGCGAACCACATAACGGCAATTGGACGTCAACGGTTGGACGAGGCGAAGCGCAAGATAGAGTCGCTGTCGGATAGCGAGCCCGTGATGCGGAAATGGGGGTTGAAGACGTTCAAACTGGAAGTGGTGTACGGAGACACGGATTCTAATTTCGTGAGCATCACCCTTAGCGGCGCGCAATTAAATATGGACGAGCTGCGCAAACTGATATTGGACGATATACTGAGTCCGGTGAACGCGTGCTGGAACGGAGCCTATCGAATGGAGCTGGAGAATATAATAAAGAATATGTTGATTAAAGGGAAAAAGAGTTATGTGTGTCTGAAGGAAAATAACGCGCTGTATAAGCGAGGCTTTAACGTGAAGAAAGATGTGCCCATTTTTTTGCGACACATATTCGACGAGACGATTCATCGCATCCTGTTGCATCACAGTTTGGACTGTGTGCTCAAGTACATGGTGGGTGCGATGAAAGAGAGACGTGACGCGTTCAGCGTGGACAACAAAGAGGAGTATTGTTTTTCTCAAACTCTCAACAAGACGTCTTCGGCGACCATTGCGTTCAAGTTGTACATGAAGCTAAAGGAGTGTCCGCACGTGAAAGAGGTGCCGAATTTTGGCGAGAGGATTCAGTATCTGCTAGAGGACAAATCTCAGGCGGATAAGGTGGGGGATCGAGTGATACCGCTGGATCTGGTTAGCGAGCGCACCAACATCAACTGGTCAAAGCACCTGTCTATCGTGTGTACGTTTTTTAACGATTTAATGTCTATGATGCGCAATGACGATTTGTTTCAATTGGCGTTTGACGAGATTTGCGATTACTATCAGAAAGATCAACTGTACGACCGCGTGTACTACACTATGAAGCGGCTGACGCCGGCTAAAATGAAGGATTTGGTGGCCAAAGAGATGAATGTTAAAGATAAAAAAACGATTAGCGAACAAGAGTTTCGGACCATACTGGAAGAAGGGCGTCACAATGTCGTGCACGAGTGCGTGTTTATGGCGAGCAAGAGACCGCCCGCGACCAAGGTGGACGTGCGCTACGGCGACTCGTGTCCGGTGCTGAGCGCGTGGACTCGCCCCAACGATGAGCAGTGTAACGGTCTCGGAGTGGCGGCCGTTTTCAAGACCATGAAGAGAGCGTCGGTGGTTAATAATAATAATAAAAAGCGTAAATTAATGTAAATTAGTAGTGTATTTAACTGCATTGTTGCACTCCCGTATTAAAAATTCTGCTGTATAAATGTAATCATCTTCCGTGACTAATGTATCCATTCTAGATTTAAGATTATTTTTATCTTTTAATACAAATAAAATTTTTTTAACAATACTCTTGATTGAGACATCTTGTTTTAATTTACTGTATAAATAGTGAAATTGATGACGATCCAGCTGTAGCTTGTAACTGAGTAGGTCGTACAGGGCGTCCTCGTTGAGCTCATCTTCTAGGAATCTGTGGAGTAGAATTTCGAGCTTGTCTACTAGCGTAGTGTCTCCGGTCTCATCGTGATCCTGCACAATGAAGGATACGTTGTATTTGAGATGTTTTATGACAAAACATGTTTTGATGGGAGCCGCTAAATTGATGAGGTCTTTGAGAAAGTCGAAATTCATGTCGCTTAATGAATGAACGGCGTGGGCGTTTATTCTATTGAAGAATTATTCTTGTTTAAAATGGCATCGAAGGCGTCGCTGAGCTGCTGTCTCTTTTTAATTTTTTTCGTGTCGGCCGTGTACAGATCTGTGGATTCGTTATTGACGTAGTAGACGTTTAAAATACAAAAAAATAACACAAAAAGTATTAAACACGTGATGATCAGTTCACTACCCATTGCAGTTTTATTCATCAATAAAGCGATAATAATAAAAGCGATTAAACCTAGCAACATATTGTCTTATGATGATAAGCGATTTTGTGGAAAAATGTTTTGGTTACGGCGCTTTGTCTTCTTTCAAGTTTAATTACGGCAACAACGAATTCGTGAGACACAAACTGTTTACGGAGCCGGTGCCGTATTATATCAGAAAACATTACAAAATATACGATTGGATGAATTACGTGCGAATGGTTATCGATCGCATCGGTGACGAGTCTTGGCTGCGCGCAGAATGCGCACTCTACGGAATCGAAGGTCACGTTCATTGCGTGATAAGGTATAACGGATGGGAGGACGTGATGGAGGTGGGCGGACGCCGATTAAGGAACACGGGACCCAACGACGTGCCGCTGGACGTGTTCTGGTGGAGGCTGATCGATTTCGCTTGCGCGGAGCACGACTGCGTGCAGAGTCACGATGATGATTTACACACTCTTAATTGGCTGTTTATGAGCGTCATCTGGTTCAACGTGTGCGAAAACGACTCGCTACTCAAGTGTATGCGCGTGCGTATCGAGAATCACACGAGTCCCTATTCAACTAAGTAACGTTCGGGCCCGGCGTGGTACTGGTTGACGTAATGTTTGATGGCCGCGCTGCTCTTGTGGTTCATGAGTTTCGATATTTTGGTCATGGGCAGACCCTCGGCGACAAGCTTGTCGGCCACGTAGTTTCGTATCATGGTCGATTTGAAGTTTGCCGTCAGCGTGTCTCCGAACACGGCGTCTATCAGCTCGTTGAAATCCTTGTATTTTGTAGGACTCTTTGGCGATATCTTGTTGAGCAGATCCTCGGGCACCCTTTCGTACAGCTGGATCGCTCTGCGCAGCGACGCCTCGTCTTTGCACGTGATGAAACAAAAGTCGACTTGAGAGTGCTTGGTCGTCAAATTGAGAACTTTGTGCTCTCCGTGCTCCAGTATCTCTCTCAGGTCCTGCAATCTGATCTGATACGAGTTTGTTATACGCAGACCGGTACCCATGATGACGTTGAACGCTATGCTCGCCCTGTACACGCCCGGCGCCGACTTGTAGTGCGTCCGCAAAACGGTCGTGTTGATGTATTCGACGATGGGTTTAATAAAATCGTCGCGCAGCACTATAGTCTTGTTGAGCTTCTTCTTCTGCCTCCTGATTGTGTCCGACGGCAGTTCCACGTTGGATGGGATCCAGTATTTCGGTAAATGTACGGCGTTTGTGTAATAGTTGATGGTGGCCTGCAGTCGCTTTTTACCTACGCTGTTCATGTCGAGCAGTCTCCTAATGAACTCTTCCGTCTCGAGCGTCGGCCGTCCTTCGATCAGACTCTTGAATTCGTCTACGCAATCGTAGGTGAAATTTGTCAGATTGACATCATCAATTAGGCAATAAATTACTTTAATTAGAATTGACATGAATTCGTTTTTAGTTGACTGTTTGTAGTCTTGCGTTTTGGTTAGCGAGTGCCACAGACTGGACGCCGGCTGGTCGTCGCCCCGCTTTTGCCTGTCTATAGTGACGTCGGCCGTTTTGGCGTACAGAGGGTGGTTTTTGATTATGTTTCTCCACAATTCGTAATTGGCGACGTTTCTCATTCTTATAATTCTTCTTCGTCAAAGTCAATGTCTGGTATGTTGAGGTCGAAATCGATGTCGTCAAAACTGTTGATTATAAAATATGAAACTAGCAGAATTACGACCACTATTGTTATGCAACACACGATCAGAGTAAACATAGTGAATTGAGGAGCCTGTTCTGCGTTACTGTAGACGGCTTCTTCATTTTTGTACGCCAACTTGAGTGGTATGGGCCTGACCGCGTCGGCGGCGTTTAGTTTGTCGAACGGAACATAAATTTTTGTGTTCATTTCGAGTCTTATGAGACATAAATCAAATTGAATTGTATTTAACGTTGAGATTTTGGATTCTGTCCCGTCGCAGGGTTTCGTTTTCGAACGACAAATAGTTGAGCATCTGCTGGAGCGTGCTCTGCGGGTACACGACGCTGTCCAAAGCCGCCGAGTAATCTCGCTCGGGGTTGCGTTTGGCCGCCGCGCGCTCGATCAGCGAGTACATGTCCGTCGAAAGGGTGAGCGGCGCGTCCAACAGGAAGGTGATATTGTCGCGAAAACGCATAGCCTTGTTGAGGGTGCCGGTCGACAAACAGTGTTTCAGATAGTAACCGCTGTATCGGCCCGTCAACAAATCTTCAACCAGTTTATCGAACACGCCTCTGACGAATTTGAGGTTTTCGTTGCTGCCGTCGTTTATGGCGTTGCTGATGTTTGCCGGCAATTGCGTCTCGTGATAGAGCAGTTTCACGTAATCCGAATCGACGTCGCTGGCCAGCGAAGGTATCGGTTTCGAGCGGGTGAGCGCGTCTGATATTTGATATTTAAGCACGTCGCTCAGGTGGGCCGCGGCCACGCTCAGACGTCTTCCGTAAAATCTGTCGGCGTACGATTTCATGCAGGGTGATATGAGGAAGGTTTTGTTAAATATCGATCTACCCTCGTCCACCTCAGCGTTTACATACTTTTTATCCAAATTTTTATAATAGTCTATCAGTTGATTGTCGTTTTCGAAACGTTTAGTGACCGTGACGGGCAGAGGATCCGCCTTGATGAAGGTGTCTCTTATCAAATTGATGGCGGCAATCTCTTCTGCGTTCAAATTGGACGTGTCGTTGTTGCGGTACATGTTGATCATGTTGGTAATGGTATTCCATTTCAAATTCTCCATTATAGTCTTAAAGATAACGGCCACGCGCAATAAATACCGCTCACGGCTCGGGTTTCAACATGTGCTCGCAATAATAGACGGACGGATTTTTCAACATGTAATTGTTCACCGTGTACAATAAAAACAATAGAAATATAATCAAAATCATATTTAAAACGTCATACTTTATTATGTTTATAATCAATACGGTTAGCAGCACGCAACCGATGACCGTCTGAACGCTCTTTCTCTTACACAAAATAGTTTCGCAGTTCTGAAAGGCAATGTTAAAATTGTTTTCTCCCTCAACGTATTCGGTCAGCTCCTTCTTGCAGCATTCGTCGCACAGAATCCTGATTTCGAAGAGAGTGTGGTCGATGCCGTCGTTTATGTTTTGAAAAGTTTTCGGCTGACTGCCCGGGTGAAATTCGAACGTGAAATCGTTGGACAAATACAGTTTAGCGTAATAGTGGGCCAGCACGGCGCCTCCCGTTTTTTTAACTTTAACTCTACATATTTTCACGATGTTCGGCTTGTTGTCGGTTGATTTCAATTTAAAATCGTACACGTACTTTAGAAGGAGCTGCGCGTCGTACTTAACCTTTTTCACAGACAATCGTTCGTTATTTACCGACATAGTATTTATCAAACAAAGAAGGTTTGTTTGTCTTAATCTCTTCGTTGCTGCTTATCTCCATACTCTGCACCTCTTCGGGCTCGTCTTCCTCAACCACCACCTCCTCAACCGGTAACGAAATGCTAAAGACGGTATCGTGCGCTTTAAAAGATATAGGTTTCTTTATTATCAATAAAACACTAATGCCGTCACCGGAACTGAGATAGTTGTACACGACGTTATAATCTGCGCTCTCCACCGTCAGTGTGCCGCGACTTATTTTATCATTGTTGGTGACAGAAACGGCGTAAGCACCTTTCCCTTGTTTCTGTAAGTGATATTCATTATCCACTTTAAAATCGATTTTGTCGTCCAGAAACACTGGATACACGCCGATCATGTCCGTCTCCACCATTTTTGTCACCATCTTTATTATTTTTATCGTCTTATTATTCTACAGCCAATATATAGTGAAAGATTTCAATGTGGACGCGTTCGATTCCAAATTGGACGTGCTGAAAGAGTACATCAGGGTTGTCGGTAACGACGGTCGGCTGCCTCCCGAACTGGGGTTCGTCAGCGAGGTAGACGATCACGACTACAAAATAACCTATTTCGACACCTTTTCTCTGGACACCACCCGCCACATTATAGCAAACGACAACGTCAAACAATTTGATTTCGATAGGCAGGAGTTTAGCGCACCTAAACTGTCAGGCGGCGTCAGTCGTCATCCCACTGACGAGACCAAGTTCATCGCGCACGCCGACGACGGCGACGTCGTGATGAAATGCGATAACGGAGTGTTTGACGGCGAGGAGTGCGTCGAGATACCCGTATGCACGGAACCCAACACGACGCTACCCCTCACCGAAGACAGGCTCAATAAACTGGTTTTTAATAAAATACATTCAAAAAACACGCATTTCAAATTTCATCCTACCGTTTACGTCAAGTGCGACGAGAACGCGCAACCGCATCTGCAAGAGTGTCTCAACGGGGAAGTCTTCGCCGACACCAAGTGCGTCTACGACCCGACCATCACCACTAACGGCCAGGGCTTGGTCACCGCGTTGAATGTTAAAAAAATAAAAGCTTCGTCTTTTCAGTTAAGTAATAAGATTCTATCTTTGCTGCGTTATCCCGTGAACGACAACACCAAACACAACGCGGCCATGTGCGTAGAGGCGGGCGTCACGTTCATAGACGACACCATGAGCGATAACCAGTACATAGAGTGTTTGGGCGATCAACAAATGTTTTTACACACTTGCGTCAACAGGTTGGACGGGTTCACGTGCGACAAGGAGGACGCCTGTCTTGTATTCGACAACGGCTCGGGCAACATTTTCAACACGATAGGCAATGACAATCTAATCTACGACACGGGCGTGTCAAAGTGTAGCGATTATGTCATCGCAGACATCACACAGTGTGACACCACAAACATGCTAACGCTAGACGGGATAGCCACGGATCTGGAAGTGCCCAGGCAGGTGTTTGACGGGGAAAAATGTGTAGACTTTAGTCTGGACCACGTACGGATCGACAACGACAATTTCAAAGTGCAGATCGAAAACGATCACGATATAGATTTTTCCCAATCGATGGTCGGTAGAGTGAGCAAGCTTGATGCGTTTTTCAAAGACAATTCTCTCAATAATCTGGTCACGTACAGCAAAGATATAGGCGAGATAGGAATCAACTATAAAAATATGGCTAGTTTAGATTGCCAGGATCAAGAGTACGTTGTCGACATTTTTGATAACTCAAGATATCGAGACTGCTCGGACGACAGCGAACACGCCATGAGGGATGACCAATACTACGATTTTATTGCACGTCGACTAATCGTTAAGGAGGGATACAGAGGAGAGTGTCGCTCGTTGACCGGCAATTATTGCGATGCGGCGTTCAGGGAAGTTGACGGTGTCAAATGCTTTTTTACCATGCCCTTATTTAATGAAGAAGTATTGAAAATCAAATATAATAAGAAATAAATTTTATTATGGATCATCATTACGTGAGTGACGGCTCCCATAGACATTTCGATCTGGAAAAAGTGCAACAGGACATATTGCAACAACACAAAAATATCGAGAGACAAATCAATCAGTTGAAAGATAACATCGCACTCATCAGAGGATACGACAGACCCGCGTGCAGTAAACACAACCGCGTCCGCAACAGTCACCACGTCGAGGAGACTTTATTTTAGACGATGCTCATCTACATCAACGAGAGCCACCCTCTACACGTGATTCATTGCGGAACGTTTTACGTCAAACTGAATCAATTGATTAAAGCTTACAATTTACCTAAAAAAAATGTACCGACAATCGCTTTTAATATCATCAAAGAAAAATACCCTAATTTACCGTACACTTTTCACGCAAACACACTGTTTATCACTTTCGATCGTATTCAGTGTCTCGATCTAAATAGAGTTCAAATTTACGATTTAGTGCACTGTTTGAACGAGTTTTTAGAAACATATTTCAACAAATCCATCGATCAAAATTTTAACGTGGTCGACGAGGCCGTTCCGCTTATCGAACCCACCGTTAGGCAGTGTGTTTTTGGGGTGCTGAATCGAGACATTGAATTTGTTCAAATAGATAATAATTTATATTATTTTAAAGCGATCGACGTGGCCAGAGCCGCTTCTATATCGTGTTCGCACAACGTCAACAAATACGTTCACGACAATAATATGGTTTTGTGGCAGGATCTGAAAAGGTACCTTAACCAAAATAGTGTATTCAACAAATGGAAAAACAACACCGTTTTTCTTAAACGAGCCGGTCTAAAACAGTTGCTTTACGCCAGAGGCAAATCGGAATTATACGCCTCGATAAACTTGGATTTAGAAAATCAAAATTTGCAAACAACTTATCGCAAACATAAATACAAATATTTTAAAAAAACATTAAAAGCAGTAGGATGTTCAGTAGGTATACTTTTTGATAAATTACATTATATCGTGATTGACGGTGTTGTTTGGTTTAAATTAAATCAAATTTGCAAGTATTTCGATATACCGAAGCAGTGCCCCGATTATAATATTATCACCTGGTACACTTTATCTAAACGATTAAAAAGCAACATCACGTGGAAACTGAACACCATAATGATTAGCGATATGGGTGTTTATAAATTATTGATAATAAAAAACGAAATAATCGCCGAGGAATTTTATCATAAAAGATTACACGAACTGCGCTCGACCGGTTCTCCACTGTGATTTGGTCCGTTAACATGATTACACCGGTAAGATATTTTAAACATTTTATATTTTAAAATAAACTGCAATTTTTAAAAAAATAAACTGATATTTGTTAAAAAAATAAACATTTTTGGATTCGTCGAAAAGGTTTTAAGAAGAGGTCGATTAACGTAGTTTTAGGAAAATAATAAACCTTGTTTGTAAAAATAAATAAATATTTTGGGATTTGGTCAAAAAGTTTTTGAAAGGGGTCGATTTAACGATTTTTTAGTTGTGTAGTTTTAAAGAAACTATAAACTTTGTTCGTAAAAATAAATAAACATTCTGGAATTTGGTCAAAAAGTTTTTGAAAGGGGTTGATTTAACGATTTTTTAGTTCTGTAGTTTTAAAGAAACTATAAACTTTGTTCGTAAAAATAAATAAACATTCTGGAATTTGGTCAAAAAGTTTTTGAGAGGGGTCGATTTAACGATTTTTTAGTTCTGTAGTTTTAGAGAAACGATAAACCTTATTCGTAAAAATAAATAAACATTCTGGAATTTGGTCAAAAAGTTTTTGAGAGGGGTCGATTTAACGATTTTTTAGTTCTGTAGTTTTAGAGAAACGATAAACCTTATTCGTAAAAATAAATAAACATTCTGGAATTTGGTCAAAAAGTTTTTGAGAGGGGTCGATTTAACGATTTTTTAGTTTTGTAGTTTTAGGAAAATAATAAACCTTGTTTGTAAAAATAAATAAACATTTTGGAATTTGGTCAAAAAGTTTTTGAAGAGGGTCGATTTAACAATTTTTTAGTTTTGTAGTTTTAAAAAAATAATAAACCTTGTACGTAAAAATTTAAAAAAAATAATAAACCTTGTACGTAAAAATTAATAAACATTATAAAATTTGGTCGAAAAGTTTTTGGGAAGGGGTCGATTTAACGATTTTTTAGTTTTGTAGTTTTAGTAAATTTTTTTGTGAAAATAAATAAACATTATAATATTAATTTATGTATTTATTTGTTATAGGAAACTGTGAATAAACATTATAATATTAATTTATGTATTTATTTGTTACAGGAAACTGTGCTGTTTGCAGTCAAGATGTCAGCGCCAAAAGTAAAAAGGAATCTCAAATATTCTATATTGATACAAGACGAAAACACTTTAAGATTTAACACCGGTAGTCGGTCTCACATTAATGAAATCATAAATAAAATGACTAGCAATCAAAAAATTTTGTTTAGACTGCAATTGACCAAAAACAATATATTTAATTTTATATTTGTCAGATATCTGAACGAAAATTGTGTCAGGAGCAAGGTTAGCAGATGTATTTTTGAAACGAAACCTGAGAATTTGCCCACCATTTTTGGTCTGTGCGAAAAAATAAACGAATAAATCGGTTAAAATGTGTTTTATTTTTAAATTATATTTTAAGGTAAACATTGATGTTTTTGATGCAAACATTAGAATTTTAATGATAAACATTGAAATATTTTATACAAAAAAAGGTAAACATCGATATTTGAGGGGTAAACATTGATATTTCTATGGTCGTTTTTGGTAAAAATGGGTATTTTGGAGTTACAGATGGATGTGTTGAAGGTAAAAATGGATCATACGTTAAATTTTTTAAACATTAAACCTTTACTGTTGGTCGAAGTGTATTGTTCTTCCACATTGAACCTAAATTTAGTTAAAAATAAATTATTTAAATTGGACATGAAGCTCTGCTGTTGAATGTTGTCGTGATTAATTAAAAAATCGACGTACTGATGAAAATCGGTGCGCATCAATTTGTAATAACCTAAATAGGCGTGCGATGTGATCATCAACATTGTCACAAATTGAGTTATGTACATTTCGTCCATGGCGTAATCGCTTTCCATTTGTTCACTGTTTTTATACTCGTATTCTTTGTTTTTCTGTTCAATCATTCTGATTTTATCTACTAATCTTGACATAATTTGATCTTTGCACGTTTCCTCTTCGAACACCAACTTATCGTCTATGGGTTTATCCAAAATGCGCATTATCTGCGGCCGATCGATGTAACAGACCACTGTTTGATCGACATCGCTGTTTATAGGTTTGTAAAAAACAATAGGCTCTCCGGGAATACTCTTTTTGCGCTCATTGATGATGACAAATTTCATGTCTACAAATTTGGTGGAATGGGGAAACATTTGATTGTTGACAAACAATAAAGAGTGATAAACAAAACTCAGAATGTACTCGTCGTTGTTGTTGGAGGCAAAAATTATTTTAATATCGGGCAACTTGCAGTTTGTGATGGCGGCCATATACTTTGCCAATATTAAATAAACATCTCTTTTTTCGCTCTCTCTAATGTACGCCTCGTTTTGATCGACTAAATTGGTTATGTCATAATTTTTTTCGTACAATACTTTAGAATCAGATATTTCCGTGACGGTCCTGTACGCGTCAACGCGTCTTTCGTTACTTCGTCTTCGTTTCATGCTTAATGAATATAGAATACAAATGTTGTTTTAAAAATTGTTTATTTATCTAAAATTGGGGCGTGACTATAATTTCGATGCCCAACATGAGCGGTCTGGCTATTTTGTAAACGGGGTACGTGCTCAGGTGCCTCTGCTGCTCAGCCGCCCTGCCTTTGAACTGTGTCAAATGTTGAATGTCAAATTTCTTTTCGTGCATCAATCTATGACGCGGTTTTTCGAAATTGTACAAATTGGCGGCCGTCAATCCCTTGTCTTCGATTAGATCGCACGTGTCTGCGTTGTTTAAAATGAATTTATCGTTGTGTCTGTTGCTCGATACAATCAGCGTCACGGGTCGCACCAGTCGTAGAATAAGATTTTTGATAAACGGCGGCATAGCTCGGTAGGCTCTATCTTGAGTTGTGTCATAATCATTCGCGTCCACCGTCGAACTGGTCACAATCTTTTGAAGCTCTGTGTCCGTCAGACTGGTTTTACCGAAAGACCTGCTGGAATTGTTTAAGATGGGTCGGCAATAAATGGCCGGATTAATTTTGCTCATTATCTCGGCGACGACAGAGTATAAATCGGACAGCATGTCGTCTGTGTAAAAATCTTGCGATCTGAGACTTTCGCACAGTTGCGTGATGAGTCCGGTCGGTTCCGTGGCGCTCTCCCCGTAGATGCTGTACATTATAAATTTTTCGGCTGGCGACATGTTGTTGACTCTCAAATAATCGATGTAGTTGGCTTTGCTGGGGATGATGATGTTTCTTGTGGCGTCCTGTTGCACTAGCGATTTTCCTATCAGTAGTTTGAAAGAGGTTCCCGTACCCGACGGTATTTCTAGAGTCATTTTTTCCAACGGAAAATACATTGATAAATGATGGTTGCAGATAAAAGTGCCGTCGTCGTTGGAGGCGTCTTTGCTGCAATGGAGCACAGGGTCGGCGCACAGGCTGCTGTTAGAGTAACTGACTGCTTGAAAAATGCAATTGTTGTATACGCGGTTTTGTCGCAGGCTCATCATTTTAATGTTTTAATTTAAAATTATGATTACACACAATGATTGAACACGAAGTATCTTATACTTTCACCTATCCTCAGGATGTTTTGTATTCTATAAAAGCGTTGTTCGACCAGCGTTTGCAAGTTGTCGACGAGTATGTTGAGATTATAGACGAAAACGGTTACAGAACTAGAATGAACGATAAAATGTGCGTAATAAAAAAAGAAATTGTTGACGTGGAACGTATCGTGGTGTTGTGCGAGGATTCGTTTGTTCCAATGATTAAAAGGCGGTGCGTTGAGACCATTTATGATTGCGGTGTTGAAATCATTGAACGTTTAGTACACACAAAAGTTTACGGGGATCCTACCCTGTACGATAACATGGAAATTAAATTTGAACATCTGTACTTTGAACACAACAAAGGCGACGTCCTAGATCCTCTCGTGGCAAACAAACTAATCAAACTATACAATTTGCTCACTGAAGACCAGCCTCTCAACGTCACCAGCAACTCTCATCTAGGCACCGACGAGATACTGGCCAATTGCAGAGTCGAGATCGAATTTGGTGATTGCGTCAACATGCATATTTTACAAAAGGTGGCGTCGTTTATAAAACAAATTGAGCTTAATTTGCAGATAGAGATAGAACCCTTTTTACCGCACACAATGATGATGAACGAGATATCGTTCAGACCTTTCGCGGAAGAAAAACTCGTGTCCGAGTGTAAAAACGAAGACGTTTACATGTGGGCGTCCAAAATAGACGGCGTCAGGGGTAAAGCGTGTCTGGTCAATGGCAGTGTGTTTTACATCCAGCTGGACGATATGCAGCAGTTTAGCGGAAAGATATCGCGTCGACTCGATAAATTAAAAAATTTAATATGCGGCATGCAAGTGGAGTACGTCAACGAAACGTTTTACGTGACCGACGTTCTTTGTGTGTACAAATATAAATATAATAATAAAAATCAGTTTGACGTTTCCACCATGTACGAAGTCGATCTACTGGACGCCGCCAATTATCTAAACAACTACGATAATTGTAATTATCAATTTGGTAATTACGAGGTAAAATTCCAAAAATATTATCGCGACCCTAAATTGCTGATTGCGATTAATCCGAACGACGGTTTTATCGGTATCGATCATAATGGGTATCTAATCAAAATTAAGCATCGTAAAACATACGAAATGTTGTACACGCAAAAAGGATTATTTAAATGTTTATCGGGCGAGTATAGATGTCTATCTGGTGTATATAATCACGGCTCCGTTTACGAAGTCATCATTACAGAACCGGACACTGTAGAGGTGTTGAAGATTAGACCCGATCGATTTATTGCAAATTAATAATATGCATTTCGTAACCACAAAGATAATCAAGAATATATGGTGCGAGGACTCTCTGCACTTTGACTCTTCAACGATATGCAAATCGTGTTTTTTGGTCGATAAGGATTACAACAAGAAATGTAAATATCTAGTTTCTAGAGTTTACTACGGGGATGATTGCGAAAAGGAGTATTGCGAATACTGCGGCGAATGTTTATCGGTGGAGATGGAGGACGCATGTCGCGTGTGCGATCGAGACGACTGGCTGAACGAGGTTTTCATCGATCATCCCAAGAGGATAAGCGGCGTGGCGAGTGTGTGTGCCGAAAATGTGATTAGCGATCCTGCGCACTCTCCGGTTAAACGTAGCGCTATCGGTAAAATATTTAAAAAATCTAACCGCGTGTGTAGAAAATTGAAATTTAATTAATTGCTAGCAATTTTTTGTATATCGACCATTCCATTTTGGGTAAATTTAACAATTCGTCATTTTTATGTTGTATCGGTTTGTAATTTGTGACGTGATTGTGAAACAGCATTGATTTGTATAACAGTTGATTTGTTAATAAATAATTTTTGATTGACATGTTTCTTGTTTCTTCTTCTACTAGGATGAGCTCTTCCCCCATTTTTTCTTTATATAGGGCCACTTGCACTTTTTCAAATTCGTAGGGAAAATTATCTACTGTTAGATAGTGTCTGGAGCAGGTTGGGCAAAATAATATTATGAAAACGTTGTAGAAGACCCATTTAAAATTATCGATAGTTTTAATGACTAGATCGATGTCGTAATTTTTTCTATACAAAACTATTTCATCGGCCAATAGACACATGTAATGGATGCTGTCCCATATGACGGGAAAGGAAAAATTATATTTAACTGGGTCTAAATCTTGTAGATTTAATTGTTTTAATTTTTCTATGTACATGTCTTTGACAATGTCTAATTTGATGTCTGTACCCAAGTTGACGCACCAAGATATTAGAGCGTCTATTTGTGTGTTTTTATTGTCTTGAAACTCTAGAATGCATATCAGATGATATAAAAATTTAACTTCTTCGCATATAACGCTCTGCAACTCGGCCGCTGGAGCCATTCTGGTCATATCTAGCATTCTAAAAATAAATAATTTAAAACTGTTTTTGTATCTAATATAAGTGGGCGTTTCTATCATTATGGATCGCGTTCTTAATTTGTACACGTTCAAACCAAAATGTTTGTGCGACGATCTGAACAATAGTAGAGACGAGTTTTTGATTCAGGGTGTGATTGAATCGATAAAGGAAAAAGATAATTATGCTTGTTTTTTAGAATTGAAAAAGGAACAGTTATTTTTATTGAAAAAATTGGCAAACAATCTTTTAAATGACGCCGCTGGTAATTATTTTAAAAATCACGTTCTGCTGGACGTGTTGGACTTGTACAAAAAATATATAACTGAATACGGTAGCTCGTCGGCGTTTGGCAAAGATTGTGTCAACCTTTGCATGGAGATTGTTTACACGACTTATGAATTGTTCAGTTGCACCACTACTATAATTGTGTTTATCGACACGACGGCGGACCCTGCGGACGATATAATCGCTCTCCTCCAGTTTTTAAACGATTGTAACCTAATCAAATTGCAAAAGGTGTTTAGAATGTAAGATAAATATTAAGAGAATAAAAAATGTTGGGAACTATTGTGTTATTATTGGTGATAGGCGCGGTCCTGTATTTGTTGTATGTCAATGAAAAGATAAATGTCAATTCGATAAACGAATCGTCCGGCAACTCTACCGGCGACTCTATACAGTTTAACGAAAACGGTGAAGCGAAAATTCGAATGGGTTCGGGTAAAGTGAAGGACGTGCGCATTTCGTACGGAGATAATAAAATTAGCAAAATAACCGTTGCAGACACTCCAGTGAACCACAACTCCATAGTTGAGCACGGTGATAAAGTGGGTGCCAACACCGTATTCCTGGGTGTGACGGACACGCCGCTGAGCAGCACGCCCCTACATTCGGCCAATTTGGCTAACTTCACTATGAAAAAATTTAAAAATCTATTTATAGCCTTCAAAGGAGTCGACTACACTTCGATAGACAGCAACAATATAATGGTTAGGTACGAAGCCAACGATATGGTTTACGCGCTGGTCGACGCCACAAATTCAACCATTCCCGAGTTGTTAAGAGAGGTGAACTACCCAATAGTGGTGCTGACTAATAATTCGAGCGCTCAACTAGTGTTAAAGGAATGGGGTTATACACAAATCAACGATAGCGCTACACTCTTTGTGAAAAATGAAAAGAGTTTTAGATTCTATTAGGAAGAGAAGGTGGTCTCAATGGAGGTCTAGTGATCGGAGGAATAACGGCATCAGGGTTAGGTGTGGGAGGAGGAGTAGGCGGTGGTGTCGGTGGAGGAGTTGGTGGAGGGGTCGGTGGTGGTGTCGGTGGTGGTGTCGGTGGAGGAGGTGGTGGTGGAGGTGGTGGTGGTTGAGGAGGTGCCGTTGGCGGACTCGGTGCTGGTATTATGGGAGGAGGTGGAGGAGTCGGCGGTGGGGTCGGCGGTGGGGTCGGCGGTGGAGTCGGTGGAAAAGTTGGTGGAGGGGTCGCTGGGGAGGTCGGTGGCGTAGGCGGTGGAGTCGGTGGTGGAGGAAGAGGG